CTGAATGGACGGGTTGATTAGAATGCCCGCCCCGTTCAGGGCCAGGCGGTACTACCTCTCGTTGAGCTGCAGCCAGTCGGCCTCAGCCAAACGTGCGATACGTTCCGCCTGAGGAAGCGCCTCCCATTCGTCGAGCGAATGGATAGCCGCCTTACCGGGCGGTGGTGCTGGTTTGCCGTCGTTCGGCGGATCAGACCGCCCGGGTTTGACCGGGCCACCGGACGACGGCGGTGGGACACCAGCGACGAGATCTCTGCGTGACTCAACGAGCACCGTGAGAGCGGCCTTTACCGCTGCCGCATCCGCCAGGTCGACGTTGTCTTGCTCGAGCAGGTAGAGCGCGTAGCCGGTGTCCCTGAACTTCAGGTCGCCTGCTGCGCGTTCCGCGTGCCGTCGCTGGTCTGCTTGCCGCTGGCTGGCTTCGAGCGCCTCCCGCTTCCGGGTCTCCTCTTCGGCCAGCTCTTTCCACTTGCCTTCGTCTTCGGCCTTCTTCTTGGCCTCAGCGGCGAGCTTGTCCTCGGCTGCCTTCGCACGATTCTCTGCGTCCTCCCGTGCCCTACGTTCGCGGGCCATCGCCGCGTCGCGTCCGTCGTCGGGCGCTGGCGGTGCGGGGTCCGGTGTCGGCTCGGGCTGCGGGTCTGGCGTCGGATCTGGCTCCGGCGCCGGTACAGGGTCATCCGGCATGGGTGTCCTTTCTTCTGGCCGCGGTGCTTTCGCCCGGGTGCGACCCGGGGCCGATGCCAGCTCGGTGTGTCTTGGCCCGTATGGGCGAAGTTCTCTAGCCGCGGGCGCTGCCCGGTGGCTTCACGTCCTTGATCGGCGGAGGCAACGGCTGCAACAGGCCGGCTTCCTTGTCCTTGTCGATGCGGGCGATCTCCTCCTCCACCTGCGATTCATCCCACTCCGGGTGCAACGTCGCGATCGCCGTGGTGCGGCTCATCACCTCGGAGACGACTGCGGCGGACACGTCGAGGAGGTCGCGGGATTGGTCCTGGGGGATCGGGTCGCCGAACTCGACCGCAGGCGGCTCGACCTGCGCGACGTCCTTGCCGAAGCCGCCCTCTTCGATGCTCAGGGATGCGACCTGGAGCATCAGGTCTATCTGGCGGGGGATGACGTGCATCCACTCGCGGAGCTTCCCTTTCGCAGCGTTCGTCGTCGGGATGAACCTGAGCCGGATCGCCAACCCGGTCTCGCCGTGGCCCTGGACGTCTTCGCCGATCCACTGCGGCACGAGGCCCACACGGTTCAGCGCGGTCTTCACCAGGTTTTGGATGTGCAGCCAGAGCGGCGCGGCGTCGTAGGACTTTTCGATCGCCACGACCGGCGGCTTGCTGTCGCCCTCGCCGAGCGCACTGTCGTCCTGCTCGACCTGGAACACCTCCATGCTCGCGTCGAATGTGCCGTCGGCCTGCATGAACCTGCCGGCGGCGAAGATGCGGTCCTTGCCTGTGAGCCGGGCGTTCTCGGCGGCGATCGTCATCGCCTCGTTCAAGTCCAACAACTGGTCGACGATCCCGTCGTAATCCCCTACGCCTTGGGTGTCGTCGTCGTCGAGGTCGTTGACGACGCGGCCGGCGAGCATCGGAAGGCCGTGCCGCCATTCCTCCGCGTATTCGGCGGTGACGTCGATGCGGTCCAGCGGCACGCGGGCGCCGAGCTGTTCCTGGGTGCCGCGATAGAGGACGTTGACGACGCGCTGGTCGCCGTGGATCTCCGCGTGGCGGTAGACGACCTCGGTGCGCTCTTCTTCGCCGTGCTGGTAGATCTCGTGCACACGGGCGCGAACCGTCACGAAGGCTGCTGCGAGCAAACGCTCGCCATAGAAGAGGGGGACCGTCTCCAGCCGCGAGCACCACGTAATCAGCGGGACTTCGGCGATAGCACGATTGACGTGGAGCTTCCAGTACGCCTCGCCCTCCGAGATCACTTTCCGCTCCGCACGATGCAACAGCGCGGGGAGCTTGTTGACCTCGACGATGTGGTCTATCTCAGCCTGGGCTGCCTCGGCCATCGCGTCGCCGGGTGTCTCTTCGTCCGGTTCCTCGTTCGCTGGCTCGTCGCCGGTCGCGGCGGTGATCGTGATGTCGTCCGCGAACAGGAAGTCCGCCCAGCCGGCCGCGATCCGCTTGGCCAGGCTGTCGACCTTGTAGTCGCGGTCGAGGTCCCAGCCGTGCATCCGCTTCAGCCACTCACGGTCGCCCTTCCTAAGCGCCCTGCCCTGTTCGGCCTGCAGCCTCGCCTTGTGTTCCTGGGGGAGCGGCCACTCCGGCGCCTGGTCGAGCAGGGTCAGGAGCTGGTCTGCGAAGTCGGGTCCGGCGTCCTCGGCTAGTTCGGCCATCAGCGCCGTCCTTTCCTTCGTGCAGCAACAGGGGCAGCACCAGCCACCAGGGCGTCCGGCCCGTGGTCGTCGCCCTTCTCGGTCCGGTTCACGTCAGGGTCGGCGTATTTCCACTGGCGGATCTGTTCGGCCAACACCGGACACCCTTTCTCGCTGATCGCCAGCCGCGGGGCGATGTCGGCCCCCGCGGTGTTGGCGACACAGAGGCGCAGGTAGTCGATGGTGAGCGCCTTGTACTTGCCGAACGGGACCGCCAGCGACTTGATCCGGTTCGGTGCGAGGACCCGCAGCTTCTCCAGGAACGCGTCGTTCAGCCCGGGCATCGAAGCGTCGAAACGCTCCTGATACACCGGCCACCGCAGGGCGGCGATCTCCTCCGCGACCCTGACCGGCAGGTTACGGATCGAGGCGACGTCGTTGACGATCTCCTTCACCGCGTAGAAGCCGCCGGCTTCCAACGGCCACAGGATCAGCACGTGGGTGTGGACTCCCCAGTCGGCGGCGAGCACCAGCGCGCCGTCCACCGGCGGCCGCATCTCCTTGGCGTGCCGCTCGGCGTCGAACTGGGCGCCCAACGCGAACACGTGTTCTAGCCCGTTTGGGAACACCCAGTCGCCGGGCTCTCTGGCGTTCCAGTCGCCTTCCAGCAGCTGCTTGCGCGTCTGCGGGTCCAAGCCGGCGAGCGACAGTTCGTACTCGGCGCGGTCGATCGACGGGTTGTCGATCACCCTGGCTGGAATGAAGATCCGCTGCGCGCACTTCTCCAGCGTGTCCTGCGGATCGTCCTCACGCGGCAGTTTGTCGATGAAGCGCCGCTTGACCCAACGGTGGCCGAGGCCGCCGGGGTTCGACGTGGCGTACTCGCGCAGCGGGACCTGGGCGTGCTCGAGCTGGCGAAGCCGGGACCCGAGATACGTGTATTGAAACTCGGTGAACTGGGTCAGCTCGTCGACGCCGACGAAGTCGTACTCGGAGCCCTGGTAGTTGTAGACGTCGTCCTCGTATTGGACGTGGCCAAACGTCAGTTCGGCGCCGGACGGGAAGTGCCACCGGTTTTTCGCGGCCTCCCACCTCGCGTCCGTATCCCACAGCCATTCCTTGCTGCGGGCGATGAGCATGCCGGACTGGTCGAGCTGGGCGAACGTGCGGCGGACGATCAGCGCCGCATACCCCGGCACGTCCACGTACTGCAGGGCAGCCATGAGCAGCGCGTCGGACTTGCCGCCGCCGGCCGCTCCGCCATACAACGCCTCTCGCACACCCATGTCGCTCAACAGGAGGAACGCCTGCTGAGCGGGATGCGGGACGTGGGCGATGTACGGGGAGAGCCTTGGTGCGAGCGGGTTAGTTGCGGCTGCCATTCGCAAGCCCGGCGCCTGCAAGCAGCTCGACCACGGTCTGGCGGCGCTCGGCCGTGTCGGGGACGTGGATCTCGTGCTTGCCGTCGATGCGGCCGGCGTGCTCGATCTTCACGTTCTCCCGGTAGACGTCCGGCCTGCGAGCCTTGAGCATGAAGATCAGCAGCGTGTCCGAGTACTTCTGGACGTTCGTGACGAGCCTCCCGGCGCTGACCAGCGGCTCAGAAGTGCCTTCGACGGCGCGTCGGTACGCCTCGCGCTCCATCGCGTCGGTCGTCTCCTTCTCGATCGCATCCCAGGCAGCGGCGAACTCCTCGTCGACCCGGGCGTCATAGACAGTCGAACGTGACACGTTTACGGCCGCACATGCCGCGCTCACTGTGCCCTCCGCCCTGAAAGCCTCAAGCCACGGCGTCTTCCAGTCACGCCGCTCCTTCGCCGGCCGCCGTGTCGTGCGCGTTTTAGGCGCTCGCTTTGTGTCAGCCATGCCTCGCTCCTCTAGGGCTGGACGGCTTTGAAGATGAGCTTGCCCGGTGCAGTCGGCGTAGTGGACTCGGGGATCAGAATCCACGGGCCGGGGCTCGTGATGGGGATTTCGGGTTGGTATTCGCCTGTGCCGATTTTGGGGGCTTCGACGGTGGTTTCTGTGTCGTCGGGGCGGCGGAGTTTGACGACGAGGGAGCTGGCGTTGGTGAGGGCGCCGGCTTCGTTGTGGACTTCGATGATCGGCTTCCAGAGCGTGCCGACCCAGCCTTCGACGTCGAGTGTTGGGGACGGCATCAGGGTCTCCTTGCGGTGAGTGTGCCGCCGGTCCGGTTCGTGGCGTCGAGTGTGCCGCCGGTGCGGTGGGTCGCGGTCAGGGCGGCGGCGACGTGGTTCTGGGCCGTCAGGGTCCCGTTGACCTTGTTGCGCGCTGCGATGGTCTGGGTGCGGGCTTCGGCGGTGATGGTGCCGTCCTCCCGTTGTTTGAAGGTCAGGTAGCCGTAGAGGGCGGCTGTGAATCGTTCGGCTCGTTGGCGGAGGCCGAACTGCTGGCTGATGCTGCCGGCGACGCTCTTCAGCCCGGCGATCGCGTTGCTGAGCCCGACGGCCTGAGCGACGGTGCCCGCGGTTGTCTTGTTCGCCGCGGTCGTCTGGCGGTAGGCGGCCT